GGAATGTATGGGCAGTAGAATGCAGGAGCATCAGTTTCGCTTGATCCTTTGTAACCAACAAGTACTTTAGTACCGTCAGCCGCATAACTGTCAACAAAAACTTTGATAGAACCATTTAATGTTCCAGCAAGTTTTGTGTTAGTAGGTGCTTCAAAAGAACCTTCAGTTGTTCTAGCAAAAGTTGAAGTAGATGCTGATTGTAATATAGTTAATGCTTCTGGAGAAACAACTATATAGTTACCTGCGCCTCTTCTTGTTCTTGCCGCGATTCTGTTTGCCGCTCTGTTAATCTCAATAGCCAATACCGCGTGTCTGTCACCAACGTAAGTTTGTGTTCCAGTCACAGAGTTAAAGTCTAAAGTTGTTCCTGATCCAGCAAGAGTTCTTAGTGAACCTATGATCTCTTGGTCTATTTCAACAACAATCTCTTGAGCTAGAGCCTGCATAATTTCTGCTTCAACATCAAGACCATGCATAGATTCGGCATCTTGAGCTGACTCAAATGTCCATCTTGCACTTAAACGTCTTGTTTTCGCTTCAACAGTTTGCTTTAAGATTTGGATGCTTAGTTTTTTACCTGCAGTTCCTTCTGAAGCCGCTGTGGCATCAGGTGAACCTGAGTAAGCACTAGCAATCTTAAATGGTGAAAGTGCTTCATCACCTGGATTAACTCCAGTGGCACTTTCCGCATACCTTGTTCTTAAAGTATGGATTTGTCCAACAGGACCACTCATTGGTTGTACACCAACAAGCTCGTTAGCAATGACGGAAGGCATAACCCTTCTAATCAAAGGTAACATTACTTTGTTTAAAGTTGCAACGTTGCCAGCCTGAGTAGCACCACTTGACGCTGATTCCTGAAGATATCTTTTTGTATTTTCAAGAACAACATCTAGTGAAGATTTTCTAGAACCGTTAAGTCCTTCTAAAAGTGCATCCTTGGTTGCTGACCAGTTGCTTTCAAATAATTCTGCCATTTCTTATCTCCTAATTTGAAAGTCCGGCTAATTTACGGATGTTCTCTATTTCGACAACACCCTGTTCATCTTCAGTTGAAGGCTGAACGTTTTTGTCACCAGTGTGTTCTGATGTCACTGATTCCGTTAATGGTTTTCGCGACTCCTTAGGTAGTGCTTCGCCGTCTAAAACACTTGGAAGGTATTTGTTAAATTGCTTCTCAAGGTTTTCTGTTTTAACACTTTCTAAAAGGTCAACCATAATTTCTTTTTTGCCTTTGCCAAGAGGTTTTAGCAAGTTGTCCATAGTCTCTTTACGAGCATATTTGTCATTTGCTACATTAAGTTTTGATTCAACTAACTTAGTTGCTTCAGCATTTGCTTCAACTTCTTTGTTTGCTTCTTCTAACTTCTCTTTAACATCAGCGATTTGTTTTTCTAAATCTTTCACATCTGAAGATTCATTCAAGTAACTTGAACGGTATTCATTTGCAAAGGATTCAAAGATTCTGCGACCGAAATCGTTTTCTCTTGCGGCTGTGATGTCATCTCTAAACTGTTTAACATTCTCTGTTACGATATTGTTTACAGTTTGTTCGACCTTGTCAGCGGCACGTTTGATAAAGTCTTTTTTGGCTTCTGAAAGTGCTTTTTTACCTTCTGTTACCATTTTAACTTTTTGTTCAACTAGTGCTTGTTTGTCTTCGTGGAATTCTTTAAGTTCTCCACTTAGTTGTTCAACAACAAAATCATCAAGTTTAGAAACATGTTCACCAACTTGGCTTCTCTCATCTCTTAACTCTTTGACTTCTTTTGCTAATTGCTCTGCAACAAACCTTTCTAATTTCTTAGAATGTTCGCTAACAGCCTTTTTGTAAGCAACTCTTTCTTCAGCGACTTTTTGTTTATCTTCAGCAAGTTCAACCATTTCTGCTTCAACTCTTTCTTTGATAAATCCGTCAACTGCTTCAACAATAAGACCTTTGTCATGCTCATATCTTTGAGCAAACTCTTCTCTTAATTCTGCTGTAAGTTCCTCACGGGCTTCGGATAGACGACTTTCCCAGGCCTCAACGATACTTTGACGAATTTCTTCGTTAAGTTCGCTAGACTCGATAAGGTCTTCAAATTTTTCTGCCATAGTAGTCTCCTACCTCATTTTTAATTCATTAATAAAATTAATGATACTTTTATCAAGGTGCGATTTTGCACCTGTTTGTTTATCGTGTGTATAGTCTTTAGCGATATCATATATCATGCTACCACCTCTCATGTTAAACAAATAC